TTGGCCTGCGGTCGAATCATCAAAAGAGGGCGCAAAGCCGGTCACTTCCGGCTGGTTGTCGCCGATAAGCTGAATCGCCTCGTTTGCGATGTCGTTGCTAGTAACGGGCACGCCGGTCCCCTAGCAATGCGTGACAATTCCGTTGATTGCCGCGAAGCTGCTCGTCGGCGTTCCCGAGCAAGACACAGGGGCGATCGGCGTGCCGTTGATGCTGAAGTTAAGCACCTGCGGAGATGCGACCCCCGCAGCGCCGTATGTGATCAGCCCCACTCCCCCCGCACTAGCAGAAAGGCAGAGGTAATGATAGCCAGCAGAATTCGTCGTGGGCGCGTCCTGGACGCAGACCACGGTGCCATCCGGCCCTGTACCCTGTGCATCGTAGGGCGCCGAGCCAGTGCCCCGTGCGGTCACGTTTAGCTCGCTAAGCCCAACCCCATTGCCGCCACCAGAGGCCGGTCCGCCATCAATCACGCCCGGTTGAGACCCGGTCTGCGACGAGTTGAGATACATCGGCGCATGGCCGGCCGTTCCCGGCCCGGCTTGCTGGACTACGCCTTGCGATAGGGACGGCCGGGGATCGCCAGCAATAATCAGGAGCGCCGCCGTGGCGAAGATGGCTGCGACGGCAATCGCGCGGGCCTTAGAAGTCTCGGAGAGCATAGCGGCTATTTCGCCTTCTTCGTGCCGTGTGCAGCGCCCCCGCCCGTGTTGTCGACGATCTGCGACAACAGGGAGACAAGCTTCTCCATATTCGTCGGCAGAGTGACGTTCAGCGCCTCCACCAACTGCTCGACCTTGTCGCTGCGCTCGAGCAGGCCGACGAGTTTGTCCAGCTTCACCGGCAGATCCTCGAGCGAGATGATGACCTCGCGGAGATCGTCGACATGGGCGGCTAGGCCGATCAGGGCCTTAAACTTGTCCAGGTCAAGCTGATCGATTTGCTCCATGACCGCGGCGAATTTCTCCGGGATCCGCTGGAGGTCGCGCAGTTGCTCAGGATCAAGCCGCAGCGCGGCGCCGGCGTGATCTTGCTGGTGGCTAGGCATTTTCTAGTTCTCCTCATCCCCGCATTCGATCTCGAGGTTTTCGATTTGGAATTCGACTCGGTGACTTTCCCCGGCTGTGCCGTCCTGGTGGCTCACATCCTCGATGCAGGCCACAAATTCCCCGTGAATTCGAGCCCCCTTTACGGCAACCATAGGATCAAGTCCAAGCCTCTTGAATTCGGGCCCCGTGAGAGCAAACCGCAGGTGATACGGGAATTTCGGCCGAGGAGCGACATTGACGTCGAAGTCGAACTTCTCTTCGTCGTCCAACTCCATGCTTGTCATGCCGAAAGATTTCCCGGCCATCTGACTATACCCCCGGAGCCGCGCCTACAGACGGAGCGCCTGCGGCCGGAGCACCCGCAGCGATGGCACCTGCAGCCGGACTAGCCGGTGCAGCCGCAACGCCGGGCTCCGCACCAGGATCGCCCTGCGCGCCAGGAGTGAGTTCCTGCATGTGGCGGTCGTTCATCTCCTTGTGCGACTTCTGATGGCGCTCATGCATTTTACGGTGCTCCTCACGGTGGTTGCCGTGCAGGTCGCGCCGCTCTGTTTCGTGGGTGTGGTGCATCGCCTGCCGTTCCCCGTGATGGCGACCGTGAATGCCCTTAGTGGCATCGCCTTTGCCGTGCTCGACGACCTCCTCTGCCTTGGTCTCACCGCGCTCGTGGGCGACGGTCTCACCTTCCTTCTTAGCCTCGCGCTTGATCTCTTTCTCGCTGTCGCCCTTATGCGCCGATCCCTTTTTCGCGTATAGGTCCGACATGCGCGGCTTCGGCTCTTTCTCCGACTTCGGGGTCTTTTCCTCGGCCATCTGTGGCTCCTAATCGTCGTGTTTGTCGTACAGCTTCGACTTGTGCTTCTTCTTGCCGGCGTTCATCGCGTTCAGCGCGAAATTGGCTTCTTTCCCTAATGTGCCGCCCGCATGCTTCTTTTCCTGCGCGTACTCGCGCGTACTCTCGCCGGCGCGCTGCGCCTTCTTGGCAAACAGGCCGGGATGCTCCGACGCGCCTTTCTTGATCCAGTTCTTCCGCATAGTCCTGCTCGTGAGATCAGCGATATTCGTGGTCGCCATCGTCCCGGGCCTTCTTCGATCGAGGGTGATCGTAGAGCTTTTCGCGACGCTTCCGGTTCCCCGTCTTGTTCGCCGTCGCGATCGCTACCCCTTCCGGCACCCCTTTCTTCACCATCGCGGTCGCCTGCGCCGCTGCGGTAGACGCGGCTTCGCCCGAGAGTTTCTTGTTATGCTTCCGGGCGAAGCTTTCGGCAGTCCAGGGCATGGGTACCTACAGATACCTAACCCAAAGCGCCTGATTGAGGATGTAGAACCAGCAAACGGGCGTGTTCGCTGTGAGCGCCGTGACAGCCGCGCCGCCGTAGGTGGCGAAGCCCTGCCCGGTCACAGCGGTTGGCGTGATCGCAGTCTGCGTCTGGCTAGACATGATGCAGAGCCGTTGCCCGTCGCCAGGGAGAGACGGGAAGGTAACTGCGCCGGTCGCCAGCGTGCCCGACGGATTGATCAGGACGAAGGTATTGCCGTTGGTGACAGTGATCGCGAACCCGGTCGAGGGGACCGAATACTGATACTGCACGGTGCCAGCGACGGTGCCGGCCCAGGCGTAAGTGCTTTGTGCGCTACCTTGGCCGCCCTTGACGATCTGCACATAGTCGTTCTGGTTGACCGGCGAGGTCGGCGGAAGGTAGGTCTGCGAGAACGCGATCGCAGCGCCGATAATGACTGCCGCCACCGCGGACAGGCCGAGGAAGATCTTTCTCATAGCTCAAGTCTCCTTTTCCGACGCGAGCGATTAGCGTGACGCAGATAGTTGGCGCTTCAGTTGGTCGATCTGAGCCTGTTGCTCTTGGATCGCTTTGACGAGAACGGGCACGACGCCGACGTAGTCGAACGAGTTCGGGGCGCCGCTGGCGTCCTTCCCCATCAGCTTCGGCAGCACGGTCCCTCCCTGTTCGGCGCTAAAGCCGTAGAGAGTGTGATCCGCATCGCCGTGATCGGCGTTCAGCTTGTAGCTGATCGGCTCCAGCGCGAGGATTTGCGAGAGGCCCGCGTCGAGTGCGACTACATCATGCTTGAAGCGCAGCGATGACGTGCCCGCACAGACGCCGGCGGCGCCGGAACCAAAATAGACGATATGCGAGGTCGTATCCTCGCAGAGTGTCCTGGTAGTAAGCCCTGTGTCCGACGACGTCGCGACCGTAAGGCCGGCCGAGGTCGTGTACTGGAGGGTCGTGAATTTGCCGGCGAGAGGCGTGGTCACGCCGATGCTGGCGTTGTTGATCGTGCTTGCCGCGGTCGGAGCCATCGTGAGGGCGCCGGCCGGAGAGATCGTGACGGTGCCGGTGCCCGTGGGCGAGATGGCGACGTTCAGGCTCGCCGGCGAAAGCGTGACGGCGCCGGTCGCGCCGAGGGTCGTGAAGGCGCCGGTGGACGCGGTCGTGCTGCCAATCGGGCCGGGCGTAGCAAATCGTGCGGTGAAGCCCGCGCCGGTCACGGCGCCAGAAGCGGAAAGCGTGGTGAAAGCGCCGGCCGTGCCGCCCCCGCCAATCCAAGAGGCGAGGTTCGACGTCGAGATGGCCGCGCTCTGCGGGCCTGCGGTCTGCAGCGCGATAAGCTCACTCCCGGTCGGGGTGGTGACGATGATCTGACCCGTGTTCTGTGCGAGCGCGAAGAACTCGACGCCCACGAGAAGGATCGCGGCCCCTAGAGCCCCCCAAAGCATTTTCCGCATTTTCGTTTCTCCGTTTAGGCGGTTACGGCCACTTTGTCGCCGGGCGCGACGGCAAAGGTCATAGGCACCTTGGCGGGCAGGTATGTGCCAGCCGCGCCGGTCGCCCCACTCGAGCCAGTGGCACCGAATTTATAGAAGCAGTCTGTGTCGCCCACGATCAGGACGGCATAGGTAGCGGCATTGAAGGCGGCTGAAAGCGTGCCGGCGCCAGTAAACCCGAGGGCCTGATTGGCAATCGCCGGCTGCGGCAACACGGGCGCCGCGTATGTCCCGATCGGGGACATCGCGTTCTTGAACTCGCTTATGTAGACCGTCGCCACAGCTTCAAACCCTGTTCAAACCCGGATTAAACTGTCTGCCTTGCCGGCTGTTGGATCGACCCGAGAATCCGCTTCTCGACGAAGCGCCCCGGGCTAGTCTTGTGATGAACGCGAAGGCCCCCCTCCTCCTCCGCCTGTGCGGGCTCGCCGGCCTGCGCCGCCTCGCCAACCTTGCGCCTTCCGGCGCTCAGTGAGGACGCGCCGCCATGCACGACAAGGCCGCCGGGAGTGATCGCAAAATCTTCCTCCGGCACGACTTTCGGCGTGGTGCCGATCCATTCCTGATAAGCGGAATAGATCACCTTCGCCGTATCGTTCTCGGGGACCATTGCGTCGTTCGGGATACCGTCCCAATCGATCATGGTCGGCTGCGCCGTATGATCCGCCGCAATCCAGAACGGCTCGACCACACGATCGCAAAGGTGCGTTTTCGCGCGAACGCGATAGGTGCAGACCCTCTTTGCCGCCCGCGCCTCGACGATCAGCTTGATCATCTTCTGCCGGCCTTCGGCGCGCGCGCGGATGACCTCCGGAGCGACACGGCGCCGCCCGGTGCCCTGGTCCGTCAGTTGCGAGATCTCCATTGCGAGAGCCCGCATCCAGTTGGCGTCGGCTGGCTGTTCCGTTGTGTTGTTTTCGACGCGGGCTTCGGCGAGGAGATCGACGATCGCCTTCTCCGCCGCTTCCGCGACAGCGGCCTTGAACTCCGGCGTTTCGGTAATCGGTAGTGCGCTCACAGGCGACTCCTTTGGCTTTCGCGGCCTGCCGCGGCGACGCGGTAGCGCAACCACATCTGCGGCAGGCACTTCCATTTTTGCACCCTGGCGACTTACGCGACGGCGTAATTCTTCGCGGCGTACTTGTTGAACTGATCGTCCCGGACGGTGGTGACGAGCGCCGAGGCAATCGTGCCCGCGGTGAACGTGCCAGCCGGAGTGAACAGCACGCGCAAGTAACGCGGCCGAAGGTTCGCCGGGAACGGTGGAAGCCACGGGAATCGCGCGATCACGAGGCTCGCCGTGAGGGCCGCGGTGAGGATGAGCCCGGTCTCCGCCAGCGTCTTCCATGTATCCGGCTGGTAGGTCGGAGTACCGAGATCGGCCGCTGCCTGCAGCGCCACATTGAGCGATGTGCCGCCGGCGAATGCCGTCCCGATCGTGATGTTCAATTCGGGCCGCAGACCACCGACACCCATTGCATCCGGGGCGCCAAACAAGGCTGGCGTCCCGAAGATGCTCGCCGGAGCCACGCCAACGCCCTGACCGAGAAGGTCGATAACGTCGGAGCCGACGGCCGCCGACGTGATCGAGATCGGAGCGCCGATTGGCACGAAGGAAAGCAGTCTGTCGAAGATCATGTTCTTGTTCTCCTGTTCGAATGCGCCGTCCCGATCAAGTGACCCGCGACTCAGTGATGAGCAGTTGGTCCGAGATCTTGATCGGAATGCCGTTGATGCCGTCCACCGGAATGCCCGCGTAGTCGGTGATCCGGAGCAACACGTTCCGGTCGCGCATGGCTTGGACGTCCATCCAATGCCGCCCGGTGCGGTTGGTGTAGATGATCGGGCGAATGCCCGGGCTCGGCTCATCGACAGCATCGGTCTTGGTGATGCCCGACGTGCCCTTGCTCAGGTGCGGCGGCAGGAGCAATAGCTCGCGAACGGTCGCGAAGATGTCCATTGCGTTCGGGCCTGCGAGGCCGGCCGTGGTGACGTCGACGTTGCAGATACGGGCGCCATAGCGCCAATCCTGCGGGCAGAGCCCAACCATTTGCCGGAACCAAGAGGTATAGGCTTCGAACCGATTGCCGAGGCTGTCGAAGCCCGGCACGGTATCGCTCTTGTCCTCCATCGCGAGGCCGGCTTTGGTACCGCGAGGGTACAGACCGAAGATGGTCCGCACGCCCCAACAAACCAGCCAGAAGGACAGGTTGTTGCCGCCGGTGCCGCCGCCATCGAGCACGTTCGCCGCATTCTGCGCCGTCGAAGTGGAGACGGTATTGTAGAAGGCGGAGAGGCCCATGAACTCGGCAGGCGTAGAAGCGGTGTTGCCGTACCAAGTCGTCTGTTCGATCGTCTGCCCCATGCCCTCGAGGAACGCGACGTCCTCGCCTTCACGGAACTGCTCAATGTCGCCCGACATCTCGGCGAGCAAGCGGTCGACCTGCGAATAGTCTTCCAAGGTGCCCAGGCCGACGCGGGACTTCGCGGTCGTGCTCTTTGAGTACGGCACGCCCATGTTGATCTGACGCCAAGCGCCAGCCGGGATGGACGTCCGGAACGTGAATTCGTGGCCGCCCATCTCGGACGATTCCACAAAAGGCATGTCATCCGGGAGCGCGATCGCCTGAGAAAGCATCTCCGCGATCAAGTGCTGCTTGCCTGCGGAATCCATGCGTGAAGTTACGTCCGCGAGGGTAGGCCATTGTCCGGTAGCCATTGGCTTCTTCTCCTATTTTGGCTTTAGGTCGATCGCCGTTCCCCGGAACGATCGTAGACATCGCGAAACCGCCGTATCGGCCTTTGTCCGTTGCCGGGCGCCGGTCTCACATTCGCTGGTTGGTCCGCGTGCTGCGGCTCATCGTGGGTGAGGGCGGCGTTGTGGAGCATCCGCAAGAAAGCCGGATGGTCCCCCGCGCCCGTCGTGATCAGGAAATTCTCAAATTCGGCGCGATCTTTCTCCGGCACGAAGCGGTCACGCATCCGTGCGATCGCGCCCATTGTCGTGCGGTATCCAGAGCCGCCTAGTTCCGGGTCGGACGCCACCTTGCGCGACCATTCTGCGCGCGTATCGGCGAACACCCTCTGTTGCTCGTTCACGAGATGCTGTGCGAGATCCGTCATCGACTGCGCGTGCAGATCGATGAGCCCCTGCACGCCGTCGGCGGGATTGGCACGGAAATCGTCGAGCGCCTTATGGACGTGGGTGCGGAGCGCATCGTCCATCTGCAGCGTTTCGGGAAGCGTGTATTTGTACTCGACGGCGGCGAGAGGCACGGGCTCCGGTGCCGCGGCAGTAGCGCCCGTGATGCCGGTCGCAGCGGTGGCGCCGGTCGCAGAGGCTATAGCCGCCGCAGTTGCGCCGGTCGCTGATACCGCGGCGGTTGCCCCGGTCGCGGAAAGAGAGGGCGACGGCTCGGCAGAGACCGCCGCAGTTGCGCCCGTCGCTTCGCCCCCTGTGGCTCCGGGCAATGGCGTCACCGTCGGCTGCGAGGTCGCCGGCTTTGCCTTGGCGGCTTCGAGGTCCGCCTGTTCTTTGTCGAAAATCTGAAGGAGGGTCGGAGTCTCCGAAGCCAGGGAGGGCCGAGCCGCCGGAGACTCCGTTGCCGGCGCTGCTGCAGGCGCCGGGTCCGCCGCGACAGGCGTTGGAGCTACAGCGGGGACCGCGGCAACGATCGGATCGTCAGCCATCGGTCTCTCGCTTGGTTTGCGGCATTCTCGCCCGCTCGAAGCGGGGATCGTGCTCGTCCTGCATCATGAATACGCCCTCTCGAGCGAGCAGGATCCATGACTGATAGAGACGCTGCCCGAGAGCTTGTTCGCCAGCGTGAAACCAAGTTGCTTCTGGCTGCGGGAAGCCGTTCGGGCCGCATGAGAAGATTTCTTCGAAGGCGTGCGCCTGTTGAAGGATACCCCACATCTCGCGGCGTCCGATGGGATCCGCAAAGATGCCGCGCCAGAACCGTTCTGATTCTCGGCTGCGGATAGCCGCCTTGGTGAGCTTGCGCTTGAAGACCGCGGGATCGCCTGCGTCGGCTTGCTCCAACTCTCCCGGTTCGGCATTGGGATCGTCATTTTCATCGACCATTAGTGCGCCGGGATGAGCACCCCGCCGATGGACTTGGTGTAGCCAACCGGCACAGTGTCACGGTGCGGCCCGCGCCTTACGACAGGCAGGATCGGGCCGGTTCTGTTGGTTTTCTTGGTTTCGAGATCTTCGGATTTGGCGTAGAGAGCGCGCAGATTTTCCGCGAGCTTCACGAAAAGTGGGTTCATATGCCCAGGTGCGGTTTTGACTCGAACGCCGTCCGGTCCCTTGACCCCGCGCAGCCATTCGCCGGCGCGCTTGTGGGCTTCCGCCACGAACATCCCGATTTGCAGCCAGCGTGCGTCGCCATTGCGGAAATAGGCGACCTGACGGCACGCGCCTTCGACTAGACGGAGTTGATCCCGGAGATCTCTGAATGTGGGGCCCTTGCGGGGCTTGACCGCGAGATCATCGCAACTCTGCGCGGCTTGGCGCAGATTCGATTTCAGACAATCGAAAGTCTCGACCTCAGAAAGATCCCCCATGCGCGGAACTTGCGCACCAACAATTTGTGTGCGCAATGCGCTCCGGAATTCATGGAAATAAGAACATACCCATTGAAAGCGACGCAAATTAGAATTATAAACCGGCAGGGGTTTCCATGAATTCGGACCACGTCTGGCTTACGCGGAAAGCGGCAGCAATCTACCTGCGCAAGCTCGGAGTTCCGGTCGCGGCGCAAACTCTCGCGATAATGGCGATCCACAACAACTCCGGCGGCGGGCCGGCGTTTACCCGGTCTGGCTGGAAAACCGTGCGCTACCTCACCACAGACCTCGATATTTGGGCGAAACAGAGGATCAGGAAGGTCGGACGTGGCGATAACGATAGCGGATAAGCTGAAGTGCATCGATCGCGAGCTTAAAATGCGCCGCCGGGTCTATGGGCGATGGATAGCCGAGGGCCGCATGAAGCAGAAAGACAGCGACCACGAGATCGACACGATGGAGGCGATTCACGCCGATTACGTCGTTCTGGCCGCGGAGGAAGCGGCCAAGAACCGGCTGATTTGAATGAAGAAGCGCCCTACGATCGGCTTGGCGATGATCGTCAAGAACGAGGAGCACGTCATTCGGCGCTGCCTCGAGAGCGTCCTGCCCCTGGTCGACTTTGTCGCCATCTCCGATACCGGCTCAACGGACAAGACGATCGCGGAGATCCAGCACGTTATGGCCGCGACCCAGACGGCCTACGTTCTCGATACGACCGAGTGGATTGACTTCGCCACCAACCGGAACCGCGCCTGTAGCCTACAGATGCCCGCAGAGATCGACTACGTCTTTATGATCGACGCCGACGATCGGCTGGAGATTGCCCCCGGCTTTGACGTCGCTGCCTTCAAGAACCGCATGACGCATGATCTCTACGAGGTTCACGTCAAGCATATGAGTATCGTCCACTGGCGCCCGCAGATCTTTCGCAACATTCCCAAGCTGTATTACTGGCGCGGCGTCGTTCACGAGTTCCTGGTCGCTCCGCCTGACTGCACCCGCGAGCGCGTTGCCGAGCTTGTGGTTCATGCCAGCATCGAGGGATCCCGCAACCGAGACAAGGACAAATTCCTCAATGATGCCAAGGCTATAGAGGCTGCGCTTAAGGACGAAACCGAGCCATATTTACGCGCCCGGTATCAATTCTATCTTGCGCAGAGCTATCGGGACGCGGGCAACGTCAAGGAGGGCATGAAGCACTACCTCCGGCGCGCGCAGATGGGCCATTGGGACCAGGAGATTTACATCTCCCTGGTCGAGACAATCCGGGCCTACGGCCGCCTGGACGAGAAAGTTCCCGTCGACAAGGTGGTCAAAATTATCGACATTGCCGGCAATACCTGCTCTTGGCGCGCGGAGCACATCGCCGCCGGAGCGGCCGTCCTACGGAAAGCAAACGAGCATCAGAAGGCGCTCGATCTTGCCCGAACCGGCATGAATATCCCAGAGCCGCATGGTCTTTTCGTTGAGCCGTGGATCTATCAATACGGCGTCGCCGATGAGTACGAGGTTGCCGCCTATTGGGCCGGAGACTACATCGCGTGTCTGCGCACCTGCCTGATCCTGATCGGCAGCGGCCGGGCCCCGCCAGACCTCCATAAACGGCTTGCCGACAATGCCCTCTCTGCGTTCGACAAGATGCTCACGACCGAGCCGCCGAAGGCGCAGCAACCCTCTGATGTAGACGAAGGAGTGATCTTCTGAGATCGCGTAAGCCGAACCGAGCGTCCTGCGTAGAATGCGGAGCATCCCCGGTCCCCCAAGGTCGTATCCTCTTCTGTTGTCAGACATGCCAGAGGCGCAACAGTGTCAGGGCATATGCGAAGCGGGTCGATCGGACTGCCTATTGGCACGACTATTACTTGAGGAGAAAAAATGCACGAGGCGTCAAAGGCGATTCACCGCCGGCTCCGTGATCCCAACTTCGTCAACCGCTACTTCCGTGGCGAGGGAGTCGACATCGGCTCCGGCAATGATCCTCTTGTTCACTATGCTGAGTTTTTCCCGCTAATCACAGGGGTCCGCTCATGGGACCGCGCGGACGGCGATGCCGAGACCATGCCAGGGCTCGATGCAGGGATCTTCGATTTTGTGCATTCCTCGCATTGCCTCGAGGATTTGCCGAACCCACACGAGGCAATCCGGAGATGGTTCGACCTAGTTCGGCCGGGTGGTCACATGATCATTCTGGTCCCGGACGAGGATATGTACGAACAGGGGATATTCCCGAGCACATTTAATCCGGATCATAAATGGACTTTCACTATTTTCAAGCATCGTTCCTGGTCCCCAAAATCGATCAATATAGCTGAATTACTCGAGTCGCTGCCGGCGACAGCCGACGTGATCAAGGTCGAGCGCCTGACTGGAACGTACCGTTTCAAGCACATGGACCGGCAGGATCAGACGCGAACGCCCCTTGCAGAGGCGGCGATCGAGATCATCGTGCGCAAGAACCACACGGATACGACTGCAACGAAGCTTTCGGAGCAGGAACTCTATGGTCGATCGCCGCACATGGCTGGCCTGGAAGAACAGAAACGAGAAAACGCAGAAAAGAGCGCCAAGCTGAAAAATACACGCCCCGCGATTGCCTTGCACCGCCCCGGCGCCATCGGCGACATCATCATGACGCTGGCGCTCGTGCCATTGCTGAAGGGGAAATACCAGGGGTACGACGTCCACTATTTTTGCAACAAAGAGATCGGCACGGGCCTCGCGCGACTGATGAAAGCCGCCGGCGTTGACCACGCGATCGATTGCGGCCGCTTTGACGCTTGCCGTGCCGATTATGCACTCTCGTTCAATCTGATCGGCTACCCGCTCGCTGAGGGCTATCCGGACGAGCCGATGAAACTGCACCTGATCCAGTATTTCGCCAAGGAAACCGGGGTCGACTTAGCCGTAGGCGACGGCCTCGCCCTTCCCTATCTCTTCGGCCTCGATCCGGGACCGCGGCCGTTTGGCTTGCCGGAACGCTACGCAACGCTACACGCAACGGCCGGGTGGTCGAAATACAAGAATTGGCCGCTTGATCGTTGGCAGGAGGTTATTGCGAGCCGCCCCGACATTCCCGTGTTTCAGATTGGCTCCGCAGAAGGCCCCCGCGTAAAGGGCGCGGAGCACGCTTTCATGGGGAAGTCTATCGAAACCTCGATCAACCTCCTCGCTTATGCAAATCTGCATATGGGCGTCGATTCCTTCACCAACCATCTGACAAACATCAGTTGGGCCGGGAAGGGTTTCACGCCGTCCGTCATTCTGTGGGGGTCGACGCAGGCGAAAGCGGCAGGGTATGATCGAAACATCAATCTCTCCGCTGGGCTGCATTGCCAGCCGTGCTTTCGCGAGGATCCGAAGGTTTCGCGGCAACCGCGCGGGCCTTGCATCAACCCTGGCGCGCTGCAATACGATCAGCCTGGATACTTGCACGCCTGCATGGATATAATCACGGTCGAAAGCGTGCTCGAGGCGGTGGATCTGCTATGGAAATAAAGATCGAAATAAAGGTCGGCGATCGGGTAAGCTTCCGCGACCTAGCGGGGCGGATCGTGTGGGACACCGTCGTCGGCCTTGTGCCGAAGGTCATTTCTTACGCGGCCTATGACGAGAATCATCCGGTGTGCGTCCCCATGCTGCTTTTGACCGAGTACACTTGGATGAGGGTGGATGAGGTTATTTCCGTTGACCAATCGGCACCTTCAGCCACGGCTCCTCGAAAGAGCACCCGATCGTATACTTCGTGACGTCATCGTCATCGGGCGGCGCCTTCAGCGCGAGTGCCGCGGCCTGCGCATTGCAATCTTCAGCCCCGGTGGTCACTCCGCGATAGGACGTCATCGGATGATTACCGTAGATGATCATCACGACGAGAAACACTTTGCTCATCGGCCCGCCCTCCGTTCAAACAGCTTGCACCAGCCAGCCGGCTTAACGTACCCCTGCACCTTGGCGCATTGCTCATACATCGGACGGAAATGTTGGCAGAGTTCACATCGCTCCGAATGGACCTCAGCGTGCGGCGTGTAATCGACCTCGCCCTTGCCCTTCTTAGATTCCAGCACCGCCGCCTCCGGCCCCGCCGCCGAGAAGCGACGTCAACGCGCTTTGCGTGGGCGACACCTTGGTCTCCGACAGCGTCTTCGCCGCCTGCACCGCGGCCATAGCTTGCTGCGGCTGTTGCGCCTGTTTCATCGCCTGCGAGCGAAGCTGATCGTGCGCCTGAACCTCGCGATCGGTAAACAAGCAATCGATCGGGAAGTTGGTCACTTCGGCATACTTTCGTGCCGACTTGTCGAGATCGACGACCCGCAACGGGTCGGGAACGCCGGCCGCCTTTGCCGCAGACGACATGCCTCCCATTGTCCCGAAGAAGTCTTTCATGCCCACCGCTTCCGCGCTGCGCTGTGCCAGCCGCAGGATCGACGTGTATTTGATGCGCAACGGAATGCCCTGCAGCGATGGCGGCTTGGGCTTGATTATCTTCCTCCGCTCGAGAATGTCCAGAAGCCGCACGAAGAACGGGTTGGCGAATTCGTTCTCGAAAAGCTCGATCACCGGGCCGAGTTGCTGCAGGCGCTCCAGGTCGCGCTTGGTCAGTTCAAGCTCGTTGCGCGGCTGCACGCCTTCCATGCGAGTAATCGCCATAAAAACATCGACGTAGAGGGCCCGCTCGATCCGCGCGGCGACCTTCTCGATGTCTCCGGTAATTCCGGCGAGCCATTGCGGGTTGACTTCAAATAGCGGCCAGAATCCCTTTTTCCCGCCCTCCGTGCTCATGTAAGTGACCATCCCGGAGATGATCGACGATGGCTCGTGCTTCAATTCGGGATTGGCGCCCATCGGCGGGCGCACGCCCTTGTCGAGGAATTCGGCCTTGCGGCGGGTTTCAAGCTGGATCTGCTTGTTGTCGCCGAGGGCTTCCATGCACGGGGACCGGCCATAGGGATCGTTGCTGGTCGTGGCCCATCGCGCGACCATGAACGGCTTGGTGTTGAAGCCGCGCTTGCTCAGCGGTTGCCTTGTCTTGATCCCCTTGAGCCAATAGACCTCGCGGTAGGCGAAACTGCCGGGGACGATCTTCTCTTCTACCTCTTCGCTCCCGGCCTTTGAGATCTCGAAATTAGGCTCGATCGCGTGGCAAACCACATATTCACCGTCGAGAGCCGTTCCCCCTTGGCAGAATTTTCGAACGATTTCCTCCGGGCAGTTCTTGACCCGGAACATATCGACGATCTCTTTGACTGTGAATGCAAACTCGCGATAGAGATCGGTTATGTCGAGGCGTCCGCTCGCTGCCAAATAGTATTCGCCCGCACACGGCAGATAGAGGCGAATGACGTCTTCGTAATCTTCATAAACGATAACGGGTGCGGTTCCGAAGACTGTGACGTCCTGAAAACCCTGCGCCATCACCTGATAGAAATTCGACTGATCCAGAACATCATAGCATTTGGCTGTGGTGTCCTCGAGCCACGTCGCTCCGTCGTGATCGACCTCGTACCCCGGTAGAGCCCCGACCTCGAACCAAGGGCGCGACGGGCTCGTGAGTCCGGACCACATGCCGCTGGCGCAGACGTTCACGGCGAGCGTCGGCGTGCAATCGATGATCGCATCGTTGATCGGGTTGCCGCGCGACATGCGGTTGGCGACCACGAGGAAGTGGTAGCGGCGCGGCATGAAGAATTCGGCGAGGCGGGACCAATGCGCCCACCAGGAATATCGCCAGTTGCGCAGCCCTCCGAGCCGCGACTCGAGATGCAGAAAGTAATTCCCCCAAACCTCGCTGTCGTCCTGCAGCGGAGACGTGATCGGCTGCATCGACAAGATCGATGGCGTCATCTCCATGTATGGGGCGGTTGCGGCGGCTTGCATGACTATCCCCCGAGCGTCGCTGCGCCCGTTGTCGTGCTCGCGGTTTTAGCTCCGAGAGACGACGTCTTTAGCGTGCCTCCGTAGTCGTCGGAACTCTTCGCGGCGAACCCTGACGCCGCGAGCGCCGCCTGCTCGCCCGCCACCTGAACGCTCGCCATCGTCGGCGGCGCCGGCGGCGGAGCCGTCACAGCCGGAGGTGGCGGCGCGCTACCACCGCCGCCGCCAAACAGGCTGGAGATGGCATTCGTGACAAAGGACATTGTTGCCCCCTTCCCTAAGACAAGCTCGAGAACTTCGCCGAGAACGATGAGATGATCCAAGACGTCGCCGTCACCTTGATCGCGAGCGCAATTCCGTTTGTAGCCAACGTTCGCGAACCCGTAGCCGGGATTCCGCCGCCGGCCTGCGCTGCCGAGTTGAAGATCAGAGTGTCCGCATTGATCGCGATCGTCAGGTTTGCCGTAGAGAGATTGCAGAACCACAGGAACGTGTGCAGCGGATAGGGCACGTTCGCATTGCTGTCGATCGTGAAGGTGCGGGACGTGGTGTCGGCTGCCGGATGGATGAGCATCCCGCCGGCGTCGGTGAGAACCGTGGTGTAGTTCACCGAGTGCGGCAGGCCGGGGATTGCCGTGTAGTTGGTTCCTGACCCAGTCGCACCTGTGGCGCCTGTGGCTCCGGTATTGCCCGAGCCCGTGGCCCCGGTCGCTCCGGTACTGCCGGTCGCGCCTTTGGCCCCCGCGGCGCCAGTGGCACCAGTCCCACCCGTGGCCCCCGTGCTGCCGGTGGTGCCCGTGGTGCCCGTGGCTCCGGTAGCCCCCGTCGCGCCTGTAGGTCCGGTCGCCCCCGTGGCTCCGGTGGCACCCGTCGCGCCTGTAGCGCCGGTTGATCCGGTTGCGCCGCCGGTATCCCCCGTGCTTCCCGTTGCTCCGGTTGGTCCGGTAGAAACACCTGTGTCGCCTTGCGAGCCGGTTGCGCCGGTCGCCCCGGTCGGCCCGGTCGCGCCGGTGGCCCCCGTAGCCCCGTCGGCAGGCCCGGTGGCGCCGGTTGATCCGGTTGGGCCTTCGTCTCCTTGCGGCCCGATTGTGCCTGGATTGCCCTGGATGCCCTGCGAGCCGGTGTTGCCCGTGCCGCCTGTGGCGCCCGTAGCGCCGGTCGCGCCGGTGGCCCCAGTCGGCCCGGTCGGTCCGGTGGCCCCTGTGACGCCGCCAGACGGTCCGGTTGGGCCTGTGGATCCCGTAGGCCCGTCGCCCGTGCTCCCGGTGCTCCCGGTGGAACCCGTTTGCCCGGTGGAGCCGACGCCAACCGCGCCCGTGGCGCCTGTCGGGCCTGCGTCTCCGGTCTGGCCCGTGCCACCCGTCGGGCCCGCCGGCCCGGTGCTTCCGGTTCCGCCTGTGGCTCCGGT